GTCACTTTGGAATTGTACTTCATGTGGTAAACCTAATCGTGTAATATAATATTCTAATCGTGTGTTTAAGAACTGCAAGTTTTGTTCAATAATCTTTTTACGAATAAAACTATCTTTGTTAGTTAATAGTTTTAATAAAAAGTCTTGATGCTCTCTTAGTTCCTCAAGTCTATTTACCTCTGCCCAATTTACTTCTTGTAGGCCGGTTTCTGTTAGACTATCAATTTGTTCTATATATGGATTTGTTTCTTCTTTAGCATTATTTAATGCAGTTTGTAACTTATCTATTTTGCTTTGATGTTTGTATGCTTCTTGTAGTGTGTTATACTCTGTGCGTGGTGCAACACCTAGCTCTCCTAAGTCTGCAATTGCAGTATTGTATTCTGTAATTAATTGATTATCATCGTCTAAATGTTTTTGACTTTCATCTACAAGTTCTGTTTTTTGTACAACAATTTTATCATGTTGTTCGTCGTGTATTTCTTGTCCACACGCATAACATTTGTGTTCTAATGTTGAATCTAGATCAGTTTGTGCTTTAGTTAAACGCTTAGTCTCACGCTCAGTACTACTTGTTAGTCTAGCAATCTCGGCAGTTAATGTATCTATTTGATTCTTTTTTTCATTAAACTTTGTAAATTCTTCATGAGCTTCTATTTCATTGTCAATGTCAATGTGTTCTAACGCAGCCAGTTCGCTGGTGTTTTCTTGTATGCGTTCTTGTAGTTGTGTAGCCCATGTTTTTTGTCTACGCTCTAAATCTTTAATGCTACTACCAATACGATCATTAGCATCTTCTATGCCTTTGATTCTAAATGTTTCTTCTGTAACTCTGTCTTTAGTGCCTTTAAGAAGGTCTTTTAGTATGTCTGCCTTCTCACTAAGTTTAGTAATACCTAACAACTGTTCAATCATTTCACGCTGATCATTTGCTCGCATACTTAGGAATGGATCAGTATAAGTGTTTAGTGCAACAATGTGCTTAAACATTGTATGACTCATACCTAGTAGTTGTTCAATTACTGCTTGACTTTGTCTACCTTCGCCTTGCATTTCATCTGTAATGCCTTCGTTGTTATCTATATCATTGATTAGATATTTAAATACATTAGGTTTACGACCACGTTCAATTCTATACGCCTGTCCGTTCATTTCAAAGTCACAAGTAACCATCATGTTTTTATTATTGGTTTTGTTAACTAAGTTATCTTTTTTAATATTATAAAGTGCAGCACCATATAGTGCATAACTGAGTGCGTTAACAATAGTAGTTTTACCTGTACCATTACGAGAGCCATCGCCGCCCAAGTCCAAGTTGTTACCCAACACAAGTGTTAAGCCTGCGTTGTCAAAGTGAACTGCCTGTGTGACATTGCCCACACTCATAAAATTCTTTACAGTGATATTTTTAATTATTAGCATGTTTAAGTTGTTAGTCCTGTATAAATGTCTACTAGTATTTGTTTCTTAATAGTATCGCTTTGTACTGATTCAAGTTGCGACAATACAATAGTATCTACATTCTCTACTTGAATGTCTACACCTTTATTCCAGTCTTGTGTGTGTTCTTCTTTTTTACTTGGCATAAGTGTAATCTCACGCAAGTCATATTGTTTAGCAAATGTTTCTTTAATAAAGTTTGCTTCTTCATATGTAATGCCTACATCTAAACTAACACGAGCATGTGTTTTAGATCCCAAGAACTTGTCTGGGTTATCAATTAGTTTACTTAATGTTAGTGTACGATACTTTGGTGCATCCGGCCATGCTTGATAATCAATTGTGCCGTCCCAATCTAAGAACATACATCCTCTATCATCATCCCATGCATCAGCATAGTTGTGTGGGAAGCAGTTACCTGGATAAATTACATTACCACGCTCTTGTCTTTTATGGAAGTGTCCACTAAAAACTTTCTCAGGTCTTGATAAATCTTCTGCTTTAAGTCCGCCGTGGTCTGGCATTTGTACAAGTGCATTCATGTAAAAACTAGGCAATTCAAAATGCCCAAACATAAATTTACAATCAATCTCTTTTAGTTTCTTCCACTCGTCATCACATAACCAAGGAATAAACGCAACACCATCTTCAATAAACATTTCATTGTTTATCATTCTAATGTTTTTAAATTCTTCGATCATTGATAAGCTATGTATCTCACGCTTCTCACGATAATATAAATCGTGATTGCCTGTAATCATAATAACTTCTTCAAATGATTCACTGAGTTTACGCAAATTACTAGTTGTGTAATTTAGTGTACTAACATTAATACTTGCACGGTTATGATGCCAGTCGCCTAAAAAGAAACATTTTTTAATGCCTCGTTTGTGTGCTTCGTCGATCATCCATGTAATAAAATCTTCACAATCTTGATTGTGATGTCTACTGTTATTCTTCATGCCAAAGTGAATATCAGTAAAAATTACTGCCTTATCAAAAAACATTTATTCTCCAGTTTCTTCGTTGTCTACTTCTGGTACTTTATAGTTTGTTACTTTTATTGTTGGATTTACTTCTTTCTTTTTAGCTTCATTTTTAATATGAGCTTCCCATTCAGCATTAAATGTTCTAGTGCTACTTGGGTTTAATCCTTCTTCCTCTAGTAAGTCATCTCTGATATTTTGACTACGCTTTTCTAAGTTTAATACTCTAGTAAAACTATTATTAATTGCTGCAGTGTAATATGCAAATGGATTTTGTGATTTAAGTTCATTAAACTGTAAGCCAATTTGTGCTAGTTGCAATAATGCTTGTCCACGCATTTCGTCTACATAGGTGTAACCTCTCCAGTTACCACGCATGCTATAACGCTCGCATAGTTTAATATACATCTTTGCTAACATATCGTTTGTTTGTCCGTGATGAACATTAAAATGTCCATTATCTTTGCCACCTTCCCAATGACTACGAGCTACTTCTGTCCACTCACCTTTAATTACTGCATAGTGTTTAAAAGGAGGAAAGTTACATTTAGCATGTAAGTCTGCTTCAGTCTTTGGTTTGTTTTTTCTGTTCTCTTCTGGTACATGTTCAAATGTCATTACCCTTACTACAATGTCGTCATCTTTAATAGTTTCAACATCTACTGCAAAATCAGCCGCTCTTGGCTTAGTCTTTTTGCCTGTTAATCCTTTTTCCCAACGGGCAACTTCTACCTGATGAGCTAGTTTTTGTAGTCTTGTTGCTCTGTTTTGTTTTGCTTCAGCAACAGCTTCTGGAGTAACCTCATCAAAACCTGTTACAATGAGATCAAAATGTGTATAGTTTTCGTCGTGCGTCCAACAATACGTCATTTTACTGTTATGTATTTCTCTTAACAAGTCTTTGTTTGTTAAGTAAAAAGTCTTTTTTGGTTTATTCATATTGAGATTTCCTTTATATAGTTAGTATTATACAGCATATATGGCCTAAGTGTCAACCGGTTTTTTCAATTAGATAAATACTACGAACGGAGAAGTAATTATGTTAATTGAACATGTTTTAAAAGAGGGAGTTGAGAACATAGCTGTATTTTATGGCGGTCGTTTCCAACCTATGCACCAAGGACATCACGATGTTTATAAACATCTGGTTCAAAAGTTTGGTGCGGATAATGTATTTATCGCCACAATGGTGTCTGCAAAAGTGCAAGGACTTATTACAAAAACTAATGCAGGTGGAAAACTTACTGATCTTCAACGAGGTGAATTAAGCAAGAATCCATTTACATTTGATGAAAAAGCAAGCATTATGAATAAGATGTTTAATATACCCGGAGATAAAATTATCAACACAAATCCATACAGACCAGACATGGCTGCTGCAGGCAGAGATGCAAATACTACTGCACAGATACTTGTATATGGTGAAAAGGATGCAAGTAGACTTGCAACAGGTGGCGAAGGGTTCTTACATGAATTACCAAAAGATATGAACGAATTGATTCCAACTGCACAAGAAAGAGGCTATGTATATGTAGCACCGCTTATGCAAGGTGGAATGAGTGCAAGCGATTTCCGTGCTGACATGGCAAGCGAAGGTGATGAAGAAGCTAAAAAGCAAGCATTTACTAAGTTCTTCGGCAAATACAATGAACAGATTTTTAAGTTTATTCAGGAGAGATTAACATGATGCAAAAAGCTACATTAAAATTAAAAAAGACAGGTGTTCCAGTAACGTTATCTGGATTATTATTTCCATTACAGAGCGACGAAGGCGTTGTATTTCCATACACACCAACTATTATGATGAGTCATAGTGCTAATTATGGAACATATGATATACCAGGGTCAAACTATCAACAAAATTACTATATTAATTCAAACAACCCTACAGTATCTGTAACTGCTATGTTTTCTAGTAATACACTAGAAGAAGCAAAATATACTGCCGCAGCAATTCAATTTTTTAAAATGGCTGCAAAATCAGAGCATGGTATAAGAGCAGGAGCAAGAGCAGGAACTCCTCCTCCAATATTAAAGTTTAATGCATACGGTGTAGCACATGCAAAAAATATTCCATGTATATTAAGAAGCTTTAACTANACATTACCAGAAGACACAGACTATGTAACCTTTGATGATGCAGTATCTGGAAAAATAAGTATGCCTGCATTGATTTTAGCAGCAATTGAACTAGTCCCACAAATTCCACCAAAGACTGTTAAAGATAATTTTAATTTACAAGATTATGCATCAGGAAATCAATTAAGAACTAAGGGAGGATTTTTATAATGGCAGATTATGGTACAGATAGTTTGTATAGAAATACACAAATTATTAATAAACAATACTTAGACATATTAAATGTGGATAACATAGATATACAAAATACAACAACTACTAGTATTACAGTAGAAGCAAAGCACGAAGAAAAACCAGACTTGTTAGCATACGAATTATATGGTAATGCAAATTTATGGTGGGTGTTTGCACTATTCAATCAAGATGAATTAGTAGACCCAATTTTAGATTTTAAAACGGGAATAAAAATTAACGTACCTGTAAGGTTTTCATAAACATGTCTACATTATCGGATAGAAATAATAATCCATTAAACATTAGAACAAGTGGCGATGATTGGAAAGGCGCCTCCGGTAGTAATGCTGGCTTTGTTAAATTTAACAATCCAGAGTATGGTGTACGTGCTGGTGCATTGAATTTGTATGCAAGTCAAGAGAAACATGGTAATAATTCAGTACGTGATATTATTACTCGTTGGGCACCGCCAAGTGAAAACGATACAGAAGCATATATTCAAAGAGTCTCAAATGATTTAGGAGTTTCACCAGATGATAACTTAGGAAGTTTACGTAATAATCCAGATGTAACAACTGACCTACTTTCGTCAATGGCAAAACACGAAGGCGCTACTGTAGGCAGTGATGGCAAATATACACAAGATGTTATTGAAAACGGTGTTGCTATGGCAAACGGCAAACCAGCAAGCGAAGTTGATCTTGCCAATCAAAATACAGATTTTGCCGCTGCAGGATTTACACCAGAAACAAATTCATCTTCGGATGTTATAAAAACAAAAGAAGCAAACGAAATAAAAAAACTTGGTAAGGCAGAACAACAATTAACGTCAGGTACAAATTGGATGAGTACAGTAGACAGTCCTACGTATCGTTGGACTTTATACATAGTAAACAATGATATATGGAATGACCCAAACCTTATAGGTGACAATGACTCTTCTCTTACAAACAACAAGGCCTTTATTATTGCTAAACAGGGTGTTGATTCAGAATTCTCTGTAGATAATTTTATGTCACTTGCAGCAATGACACCAGGCCAGAAACACGGTAATGCTACTCCAGGTATTATTCAATTTGATTTATTTGAAAATTTAGGATTTTCGTTTATTGATAAAATTTTAAGTGCAGGTAAGCAACTTGGTAAACCTTCAAATCTGTATTCACAGAACTTTTTGTTAAAGTTGGAATTCATAGGCAGAAATCCAACTAATAATAGAAGTGTTAAATTTCCAGGTGTATATTTGTATCCAGTTAAATTTAATCAAATAAGAAGCACAACTGGGCCCGAAGGAACACGATATAATATTATTGCATGGTCGGCATTAAAACACGCACAAACTGAAGGAGTAACTGACTCGGATATAACAGTTTCTGCAATTACAACAATAGGAGATTTTGTTAAAGGCCTTGAAAAAGAATACAACGATGGAATAAAAGATTTAATGGCACCGTCTCCACCAGCTCCCTACACGCCACCTCCAAAAGAAATAAAGATAGTATTTGATACTAGTACATATTACAGAGGAGGCGCAACTCAGAACGATTTGCGTGATTTCAATTTAGAAAGCAAACCGTTTGGTAGTACAGCAGATGCATCAAGCGGTACTCGGTACTCTCAAGATGGTCCAGGTAGCGAAGGCAAAAACATATATACTATTGAACGAGAAACTAGCATAGCTATGGCAATTCAAAAGACAATAGAAAACAATTGTTACGCATGGGATAAATGGGTAGATGAAGCACACAAGAAAAACATGGTACCACATATTGTAGTAGAGGCTAGAACAGAGTATCCACCACATACTAAGAAATCAAATTATGGCCATGTAGAACCAACATTAGTAACTTACACAATTAAGATAGCAATAAATAAAACAACATATCAAGCCAGTTTAGCAGATGGCGATGAAGCATTGGGTGACCAAAATAAACAAGTAAAAAGATTTAAAACATTGGGAATTGAAAAAAGCTATTCGTTTATGTATACTGGACTAAACACAGAGGTTATAAATTATCAAATAGATATACAGAATTTATATTTTGTACTTGACGAACCGGGTGCTGGTCTTTATGTTAACGGCACAGATGCAGAAGGAAAGCAACAGTTTGCTCCTACTACAATTACTGATTCGATTTTCTTATCAGACATAAAACAAGCAGGCGGCTCTGAAACATATTTTAATCAAGTTGTAGGTGGTGTAGCAAAAAACGAGTCGAGCGAAGGTCAACAGTCTAATGAAATTAACACAAGTGCCCAATCAACAATAGCACGTAGAATGCAAAAAATGGCTAAACGAGAATATGATGCTATTAACTTTACTATGGAAATTAAAGGTGACCCACACTGGATGGGTAATATGCAAGCAATAGTAAAAGGAAAATTAGAAACACCAGATTATGCTAAACAGGATGCATTAATAACATTTATACAGTTTAATCCAAATGCAGACAGATTACTAACAGAACAAATTAAAGGTGAAGTAGATCCAATAAGTACAGGAGTATACAAACTGACTACTGTAGAAAGTAGATTCCAGGGCGGTAGATTTACACAAACACTAAACGGATACAAAGATGTTAATTCAAATACGTCTTTGTTGATAAATCAAATACTAGAACTATCAGGAGACTAATATGGCAGGATTAATAAAGCACGACGGTGTGCATGTTTCAAAGAAAGCAAAACAAAGCAGTGAATTAGGAATTAATAATCTTAGTGGAGTATACGTTGGTGAGGTTGTTGATAACACTGATAGTTTATATACAGGTAGGATAAAGATACGCATATCTGAATTTGGTTCAAAGAATTCAGAAAGAGTTTGTTTGTTGTCAACTCCATTTGGTGGACATACAAAAATTACAGACAGTGGTGATGACGAAACTAAAGAAGCACAAGCACCTATAAGTTATGGAATGTGGCCACAACCTCCTGAAGTAGGAACAAACGTAGTTGTTGCATATACTGGTAGTATAGAGCAAGGCATTGTAATAGGATCATTAATTGCAAAAGATAGAAATGCAATGATGGGAGGCAGAGCAAGTGGACAAGTATATGCAGATGGCGAGACTAGTCTAGGACCAGTTGGTTCCGAGAAAAATCCAAAAGATACAAATGATGCAGACACAAAACCACTAGATGAATACTTTCAGTCAGTATTAAATCAACAAGGACTAAGTGTTGATTATGTAAGAGGACACAGTCAAAGTAATGCAAGAAGAGAATCACCTAGTAGAGTATTTGGTATAACAACTCGCCAAGGACATGTATTGTCAATGGACGATGGTGATGAGAGCGGCGCTAGTAATAATATTAGATTGAGAACTAAAAGTGGCGCACAAATTTTAATGGACGACAGTAATGGTTTTGTTTTTATTACAAATCAATCAGGCGATGCGTGGATTGAAATGGATTTAGCTGGACACATAGATGTTTACAGTAAAGCAGGTATAAGCATGCATACAGAAGGTGATTACAATGTGCATGCAAAAGGTAGTATTAATATGGAAGCTGAAATTGGAGTTAATATAAAAAGTGCCGGAGGTGATGGAATAAAATTAGAAACAAGCATAGCCGGTGTAGATGTATATAGTGCATTAGATATTAAAATACAAGCGGATACTAACTATCATTTACTAGTGGCAGGCAATCAGATCGTACAGGGTACAAAAATAGATATGAACGGCCCAACTCCAGATTCAGCAACAAAGATTAATATACAAAATCAAACTGCAAACCAAAGTGTATTAAAAAGTACTGCAAGTCGTGTACCTGAACATCACCCATGGAAGGGTGTTAGTGCAGTAGAAGAAACGTTTACTGCTGGTAAAGGAAATACAGCATAATGCCAAGTTTCAATTTACAATCAACAATTGATAATAAAAATCTAATAGATTATAGTTTATTTTCTATAATTGATAACACTGCAACCAGTACATTAGTAAACTTATCTGAACTTGAAGCAAGTACTAAGTTAATAAATTTTAAACTTAGAACTATTGGATGGACGGGATATGCAAAAAATTCAGTAATTGGATACAAGGGAACTGTTGGAATTGATGGTGAAGGCCTAACAGAAAATGATGCATATATAATTTGGATAGAAGAATTCAAAGACAAAGAAAAAAGATTTAAAAAATTATTTCCACTATCAGCAATGACACAGTCACAATATGATGCTATGTTAAGTTTATATGCAGATACAGGCAAATTTGACCAAGTAGGAACTTCTGTTAGGAAATTTAGATTATTAGAGTTTATTAATGATAAAAAATGGAACTACATAGCTACTGCATTTACGCTAAGTGGAAGTGATAGACTAAGTAGACAAACAGACGCAAAGATAATGATGCTAGGAGATTATGGAACAAATAAAGACAGAACTCTGATAGCAGAGCAAGGTATACAATCTCTCGTAAAAGAATATAGTTCAAATCAATTAAACGCCATACAAAAAAAGCAAGCAGAATATGTTTACTATGCAGAAACAAACAGGTTTCTACCAAATATGATTGAGAGCAGGAAAAGAATTCTTGCAAATCTACTCAGTTAACTCACTACATAAATATTTAAATACTAATATAATACAAGGAATTTTTATCTTGAATAAAAGCGTTTTACTACTTAATGCTGATGGGCAACCATTATCACAAATGCCACTTAGCACAGTCAGTTGGCAAGATGCGATTAAGGCCATGTGGGCTGAGAAAGTACACGTAATTAAAAATTATGAAAATGAGTTTCTCCGGTCACCGAGAGTAACTATTCCATACCCAAGCATTATTATGCTTAACACTTATCACAAACAACCCTCCAAAGCAAAATTCACTCGTAGAAATTTATATGTCAGAGACAAATACTGTTGCCAATACTGTGGCGATAGGTTTGCCTATGCCGACTTAACAATTGATCATGTTATTCCAAAGTCAAAAGGTGGAAGACTAACATGGGAAAATAGTGTTACTGCATGTGGTCCATGCAATGTAAAGAAAGGTGATAGCTTATATCCTTTACCTATGCAACGACCAACACACCCTTCGTGGTACCAAATAAACTATGCTTACCAGCATCATACACTCAGAATACCCGATGCAGCTTGGCAAAAGTACATACATTGGCAAGAAGATAAGCTAATTATAGAACCATTATCTACTTAGTTAATCTTTTGCATAAATAGTTGTATGAGCAATATATTTGGATACACAACTATTAATCAACCCTATACAAGTAACCGTCTGAGTGGCTTAGAATTAGCCAAACAAGACCTACTGAATCATTTTAAAATCCGCAAGGGTGAGAAATGGTCTGACCCAGAATTTGGTTGCGACTTAGAATTATATGTGTTTGAACCGCTAGATGATGAAACACAAGATGCTATTGAAGAAGAAGTTAATACAGTAATAAGTTATGATCCTAGGTTTGAAGTAAACAATTCAGATATAAGAGTTGAACACGATACACATTCGGTAACAGTTAATGTAAAACTAACTTACTTACCAGAAACAACTGCAACAGAGTTGCAGATTAAATTCGACAGAGAATTTACAGAAAACGCAGAGTTTTAATTATGGCACAGAAATCAAGACAAAATAAACTATTTGCGGCAGAGGACTTTACAGTTGTATACGAATCATATATCAATGCAAACTTTCAAGCATTTGACTTTGATACTATTAGAACTGCAATGGTCGACTATGTACGCAACAATTATCCAGAAAACTACAATGACTGGGTAGAATCATCCGAATTTGTTTCACTACTAGATGTAGTTGCACAATTTGGTCACAACTTAGCATATCGAGTAGATATGAATGCGAGGAACAATTTTTTAAGTACCGCAGAAAGACAAGAGAGTGTTTACAAGTTAGCAGAATTTTTAGGCTATCAGCCAAGACGTAATGTGCCAGCGTACGGTGAAATGAAAGTAACAAGTGTAACAACAAACGAACCAGTTATTGGTAGTGCAGGAGTTAGTTTAGGTGGAAATGAAATTAAATACGAAATATCAAATAATGTAAACAACTTAGATGATTTTATTACCATTGTAAATTCAGTATTACAAAATAGTAATCAATACGGTAGTCCAAAAAAAGCAGTAGTAGTTAACAATATAAAAACAGAATTTTATGATCTAAACAATGAACCAAACCAAATCAAATTTGATATTAACGGTTCTGTTAATGGAGCATCAAAATCATTTAATGTTATAAGCAGTGACTACGACACTCAGAATGGAACATTTATAGAAAAGGCTCCTGACCCAGTAGGAAGTTTTGGAATATACTTCAAACAAGATGGCAAAGGCATTAATAGTGTTAATACAGGATTCTTCTTTGGAGTTAAACAAGGAACACTTGCATATCAAGACTTTCCTATTAGTACACCAATTAACAGTACTTCATTAGACGTTGATGTAGATAATATTAATACAACAGATGTGTGGGTGCAAAACATTAACGATACAGGAAATGTTGTAAAGCATTGGACTAAAGTAACAGATGTAAACAGTAATGTAATTTATAATAACCTTTCAACTGGTGAAAGAAATATATTCAGTGTAAAGACAAGAAAAGATAATCAAATATCAATTTTATTTCCTGATGATACATTTGGTAATATTCCAAAAGATGTTGTTAGAGTTTGGTACAGACCAAGTGTCAACAGTACATATGTTTTAAGACCAGACGACATTCCAAGTAAAAAAGTACAAGTAAATTATACAGGATATGATGGCAATACATACACAGCCATATTTAAATTACAACTTAAACAATCAGTATCAACTGCAAGTTCAAATGAGAGTATAGACGAAATAAAAGAAAATGCTCCAAGAAATTATGCTAGTCAAGACAGAATGATTACTGCTCAAGACTACAATACTATGCTAGGTACTACTAACGGTGGTATTATTAAAATAAAAAGTATTAATAGAACATTTAGTGGACACAGCAGATACTCAAAGTTTTATGATCCTACAGGAACATATAGTAACTTATACATGGCAAGCAATGATGCAACACTACTTGCAAAAGATAATCTAGTACAGATATCAACTGCATCAACAGATACAGCAGAAATAACTTACGAAAAATATGTTAAAGAATTATTACACAATGATGAGTTTGTAAATTTATATTATAAAAACTTTGCAGATTCATTTTATGAATTAGCAGATGCAGAAGGTCACATGGACAGTAATGCAAACGTGCTTGCTAACTCAATATATACTTGGCAAAGTCCTAGTACAACTGCAAGTGGTATTAAAACTGGATACTTGTTGTCTGGAACACCAAGTGCAGTTACTAGAGTAGGTAGCACGGCATCTGGATATATGAAATATTTTACACCAGGAGCTTTAATTAAATTTAGAAAAGAAGACAATACATTTATATGGGCAAAAGTTATTGATACTTTCTCTCATGGATTAGGGATTGAAGGTACAGGAACAAACGCAGGTGAACCTACAGGAAAACGTGCAGATGGTACGGGTTCTATTGTGTTAGACGCAACTGTTCCAGATCAAAGTACTATAGAAATTATATACCCTGCGTTGTCGAGAAATTTCTCAAACGATGAAAGAGCATTACTTATTTCATACATAAAATCAAAAAGAACATTTTCTTTAAAATATGATTTTAAAAACAGAGCATGGTTAATTGATAGCTCTCCAAGTAGTCCTTTTGATCCAAGTGCTAGGTTTGACGATCTAGATTTTTCTGATAACGATTTAAGTTGGATAGCACATTTTAATTTTACTGGGTCAACATACGACATTTATTTGAGAACAATAAGATTTAACTTTACAAGCAGTTCAGTTAAATTAGGAAATATTCAAAACGAAGTTGAAATAGGAACTTATACTAAAAAGGCAAAACGAGATATAATTAGTTTAGTAGGAGCCAATGGTAATTTTTTAACATCATTAGGTAAATTTTATGTATATGGATTTGAGAATTCAGATTCAACTAATTATAGATTGACACTAATAGATGGGAATGCTGACAGCAGACCAGATGATCCAGAAGTATTTAAAAACGTAATTGGTTCTTCAACAGTAGATGGATACAACGGAGTAGACAATTTAAAATTTGAATGGGAACATATAGCAGCTGATAATCAAGTAGTTGATCCTAGTTTTACAAATATTATTGATGTGTTTGCTTTATCAAAAACATACGACACACAATATAAAAATTATCTTAAAGGTACGGTAGCAGAAGAACCATTGCCGCCAACAAGTTATCAACTGGGCACACAATTTAGTGGCGTAATAGATAAAAAAGCAATCAGTGATACTATTGTATATAAACCAGTAAAATATAAACCTCTATTTGGTAGTTTGGCTGAACCACATCTTAGAGCAAGATTTAGAATAATTAAATTATTTGGTGCAACTATTACTGATAGTGATTTAAAATCAAAAGTAGTTACTGCAATAGATGATTTCTTTGATTCTAGTAATTGGGACTTTGGTGAAACTTTTTACTTCACAGAGTTAGCAGCTTACGTACATAAACAACTTCCAGGACTGCTAAGTAGTTTTGTTATTGTACCTCAAAGTTCAGGCAGTGTATTTGGAGATATGTTTGAATACAAACCTAACACAGACGAACTTATCATACCAGATATAAATGTTAATGATATAGATATTATTACAAATATAACAGACGAAAATATTAAAGCAGGAACATACTAATGGCTAAAAAGAAATCAGGACAAAATCCAGTTAACAATATAAAAACTAGTAAATTCTTACCAAGTGTATTTCAAACTGAACTAAACAAAAGTTGGTTAGACAGTACAATGGATCAGATGGTTTCAAAAGGACCTTTAGAAGATATTAATGGATTTGTTGGAAGCAGAGATGGATTGGTTGCAAAAGCAACTGACACATACATAGAACCTAAATTTCGTAAAAATATTAGAACTGAAAATGAATTAACACCTGCTATTGTTTCTTATAATAAAAATAAAGACATAACTAAAATGCTAGCATTTGATGATATTGCACATGCTATTGATAATAATTTTAGTACATATAATTATAATTCAGCATATTCGTCTAGTAGATATAGTTATAGTCCGCCAATTGATTTTGATAAGTTCGTAAATTATATAAACTATCATTGGGTAGAGGAATTACCTATATACGAAAGTACATGGACAGGGGCAATTAAGAATCCAATAACAGATATAGAAATTAATGGCTGGCCAACTATACTTGATGATAACAATGAATTCACAGTTGAAAACCAGATGCTTATTAAGTTTAAAGGAGCAGGTTGGCATGTAGATGTATTAGATAAAACATTTATTATAGCAGGCACAATAAACAATTTTAAGTTATATGAATACTTAGATGTAAGTGGAAATAGAGTATACAACAATGCAGTTAAGCATTCCGAAAACACAGATGGTACATATGTAAACAATACAGTATTACGTGTTGAACCAAATACAAACAGTGCTTATTGGGTAGCGGGCAGAACACCAGCAGAAGTTGTACAGGCATATAATCAAAATGTTGACAGACTGCCTGTGTTTGATGGTTTTAAATTTACTGATAAAGATACACATTCTGATTCACTTACTGGATATACTTTAATAAAATTTACAACAGGATGGGGAACAGGAACAGACCTTGTAGAGCCATACTCTGTTCAGTACACAATAGCATCAAACCCAGAAGTAGTATTAACTGAAGGCACTGATGATGAAAAAGCAAAAGTAACTGGGTCTTATATTACACCTAATAACAATTTAATGTATGATAATGGACATCCAGTGATGCCATTAAAAGATTACATTACTATTGCTAAAAATGATCCACCGCAAACAGCTTGGAGCAGAAGTAACCATTGGGTTAATAGAAGTACTATTAGCAAGTTAGCAACACTAATGCCATATTATGATTTTAGTGAAATAAGAGATATTAAAAGAAGAGCACACAGGCCTATTATAGAATATAATCCAGGATTACATTTATGGAATCAATCTGAGAATGTTACTGGTGCAGAATACAAGGGTGTAATTGATGAAGCAGTAACAACTGGCAACGAGCCAACCACTACAGGCAAAACTTATGTTTACATAGACGACACCGATGATTTAATTCATACAGTGGGAGGATCAACTAGTTCATTAATTGAAGGTGATACATTCTCTGTACTTGAAAGTACAAACAGTTTATGGGTTGAAGCAGATGGATATTTTACAAGTGGTAAAGTGGAACTTGCACAACAAAAAACAAAAACTAATCAGTATCCATTATATAGATTTTATAATACACAAGGCACACCACTAGAAAGTATTAATGGAAAAAGATTTGTTGGTGATAGAATATTTGGATTTAAAGAAGGAACTGGTGCAAATGATCCTGAATTAGGATTTGCACTATGTTATAAAGATTCACCCAAGGGTGCTGAATATGAATTTGAAAACTTTATAATCACAAGTAATTATTATACTACGTATGCAAATGCAGAAAACTCTAGAGGAACATTTTCAAAAGATCAAAAAGGCTATAATTTGTTTAAACAGGCTGATGTACTAAAAACAGTATACGTACCAGCAGGAGAATTATCTGGCGCATTAGAACACAAACAATACAACGTAGAATCAACAGATACAGATTTAGTTATTCCACTTGGGTATAACAACTGGCGCCCTACACAAGAATATATAATTCACAAAGATAATAATAAACCGGCTATTACAATCAATAGCAAAGATGGATCAAATTTTACATTATCACAACCAAATGAATTATATAAGGTTGGAACATCATCTCAAATTATATTTCAAGATCTAACAGATTCAACTATAACAATTATGTCACATGGTGTAAATATTGAAACTAGTACTATACCAGAAATTACAATCACAAGACCAGGTACTAACATAGCTATTCAAACAAGCTCGACGAGCAACAATAAGCATTTTAGTATTCTTATAAATGGAGAAGTATTGCAATCGTTTATTGTAACTGATAAATGGGATGATAGTTTTTACAATGTTACACTTAATGGAGAAGCAATAGCATATTCTAATATAACAACAACTGCAACTAGTATTACTATTGATAAAAGTATATTTGCATCAGATGATTTAGTTGATATATATTGGAGAAATAACGATTCATTAAATGAAACAAACAACACAAGTATGCCAGATGTGCATAAACATAACTCAGAAAATAAAGCTATTACAACATTTACAATTAGTGAAACAATGGATCACTGGAAAAGTAAATTAAATGCAACTCCAGGATTTGATGGAAAGACATATGGAGAAAATAATTTTGCAAGCATACCACGTACTTCTTGTTACGGTGGTACAATCTTTATGCACGAAGATACTAGCATTATGCATGATATCACATATGCAGACAATGAGTTAAGTATTACAGGCGCATTACTCGAACAAGCAAAAGAATTTATAGCATTTAGAACAAGGGTGGCAGCACAAGCAAGAAGAGTGTATGCTACAACTGGAGTTTTAAATGTGCAAGACTTGGCTAACAAAGCAGTTAACGAAGTAACTAGAAATCAAAGAGACCATGGATTATATAAAGAATCAAACATGCTTTCCATTGATATGGAAAATACACAAAAATGGATATTAGAAGAAGACAACATTTCTGAGTTCTCTAAAACTTTTCAAACAAGATTCATATTTAACGGTGATACAAATATAAGAGATCATGTATATGTTTATCTAACTGAGGCTATTAAAGAAGTTACTGAATATAGTAATTTAATATCAGGAGAAACTTATACTATTGTTACACCCGGTAACGTAGATTGGACTTTACTTGGATCAGCTAATAACAATGCAGGAACTGTATTTGTAGCTACTAATAGAACATCACAATCTGGTGCAAGCGGTACTGCAAAGCAAGATGGACAACAGAGAAGATCATTAGTTAAGGATATTGAATATACCTTTATTGGTAACACTGTTACACTCACATTAAACTATGCAGCATTTGATAGTCTTAAAACCCAACCACAAGTAGAAGTATTTTATATTGATATGGATGATGATTATTTTATTCCACCTAGTATGGTAAAACTTGGACTAGGTTACGGTACACAGCCACAAGTAAATGATAATATTTTGTATACACACGATGGTACACAATTTGATGTAACTAACCGTGAACTACTAAACGTAAACGCACCAAACTTTGATCCTGTTAATGCAGTAATATATGAAATAGAAAAACGCATATATGCTGGACTAGTTAAACAAGATAAAATGTATAATGATATTGTAATAGAAAAATATAAATCACATATTGATTATTTGCCAAGTCAACATAAAACAACTTGGTATTCGTTATCAGATTATAACAATTACTTAGAAAAATATTATTCAAATTGGGCAACAGAAAATAACATCACAAGTTTAACTTTAAGCAATTACTATGATGCTGCTGATCCGTTTACATGGAATTACAGTAGTATAATAATTGCAGATGGATTTTTAAGTTCATTACCTGGACATTGGAAAGGTGCATATACATATTTGTTTGGAACATGCACACCGCATATAACTCCTTGGCACATGCTAGGATATGCATTTAAGCCAACTTGGTGGGATACACATTATAGTTGGAAAGCAGGTGCTAAACGAACAGCATTATTAGACGCATTAAAAAAAGGTATTATATCTGAACCAGGCAAACCAGTAACACAATCAGTAAAATATGCAAGGTATTATTGGCCTTTCTCTACTACTAATAAGTGTCCCGTCACAGATACAGGAACGTTAGAGTTACCTCATTTAGTTTTGGGAATTCCAACAGATATAGAAAAAGCAAAAGAGTTTGTCTTTGGTGATTGGGGTCCAGTTGAATTTAATTGGAGGTCAACTGCAATAGGTCAATCAATAATGGTAGATGGTGTATTAAAATTACATCCTGCTAAAGCATGGACAGATTTTTTCCAACCAGGTATATTTAGAAAAAACAATACAGGAATACACAACATAAATCAATACAATGATATGTTGCCAGGAAACAATATATGTTATTATAAGACTCCAGGTAAAGTATATGACAGTGTTATTGATTCGATTACAGTTAAAAGTTCACCTACTACATTAGAAAGTGACGGATACTTTACAATGCTAGATGATGACTATAGCACATTTGGTAAAGCAGTATATTCATTAAACAGTGATAACAAAATTACAGCACTGAGTATGACAGACAGAGGTTTAAGTTTTACTAGTCAACATATTATTTCATATGTAGGTACAACAGGACTAGCAGCCAATATAGATTTAGATGCAAGACTTAAATCTATCCCATTTGTTGCAAACGGAATATCACAATCACAATATAACTATATGATTCGAAATAGTTTTGGAGTTGAGTTAGATGATTTATATAATACTTTAGCAACTAAATTGCAATTTAAGTTAAGTGGATTCAGTAACAAACACTTATTAAATATTTCTTCTGAAACTAGTTTAACAGGAGATTTTGTTTTAGGAGATGACGACTTTGATATTAAAATGTATAAAGGTGCTACTACAGATTTAGTAGCCGCAAGTACAGTGACAATCACAAAAACATCTTCTGGATACAAAGTTGCAGGTGTTAGTAATAATGCAAGAGAATTTAAATTCTATGAACCAAATGTAGTAAGTTCAACAGATTACACTACACGAAATATTGCATCTCAAACAGTAAGACGTTATAACAAATTTGTAACTACACCTAGTGTTGTAGAATACGATTCTGAATTTCAAAGGCTACAAGATGTTTATAACTTTATACGTGGTTACTGGAAGTGGATGGAAACGTCCGGATATAAAATTACATATGATGGCGATAGTTCTGCTACTGACTTTGTTGGTTGGGCATTGACTGCCAAAGAGGGTGAAGGATATATTTTACAAATTGGTAGAGAAATATCATTCACACCAGACACTGGACATGTGTATGAATATAATCAATTAGAATATAACAGTAATAATATTTTATTACAAAATGGTAAGAAAATAGAAAACAGTGATTTAGGTATTAAACGTATTGATGGAACAGTTTCAGTTGAAACAAAAGACAAAAGTTTTATTGGAAGTATTACTAGTGCTATTTTAGATTATGAACATATTATAATTTTTGAAAACAAAACAAAACTTGGAGTCACTATTTTTGATGACACTAAGAATAATGGACCAGTGCGTTTATTAGTTACTGGACAACGAACTCAAAACTGGACAGGTGAAAAGAAAGCTCCTGGCTATTTAATTATGGGCGATTACATTGTCCAAAACTTTGATAGTGCAGTAGAAAGCATTGACAATTTATATAGAACTGATGTTGACCATTTTAACAAATCGTTTTCAAAAGCAAAAGATTTAACAATAGGAAATGCAGAAGGACAACTTCTTAGCAACCTGGGTATTAACGAAAACGTACTTACTAACTATCATCAGGGTGTAATAAAAGAAAAAGGTACACGTGGTGCAGTTGAACATGTAGGGAAATCTAACATACTCGACAACGGAGAAACAACAGTTTCTGCATTTGAAGAATACATGTTTAGACAGTCTACATTAGGCAACGACGACTTTGAAGACCCACTTGAAATTGAAATTGTATCGGGTGACATTATTTCATCTCCTCAAACTATATCATTAAATACTTCTAATACAGAGGCTAATGTAATTATAGCAACAGACAATAAAATTGTCAACAATAAATCAATTACATTTGATACAGTTGATTATGCTTATGCAGATAACGACATACTTACTGGTGGTGAGTTATTGAGAAATGAATCAGACTACCAAGTACTAAATTCAAGTTATTTAAGTGACGTGTTTAATAGCACAGCCGAATATGCAAATATACCAACGTGGAATAATACAACAAGTTATAAGAAAGGTGATAAAGTTAGATATCAAGGCGAACTATGGCAATGTAGTGTTGACTTTACTGGGCTAACAGAAGTAACAGATATTATACAAGAAACTGGACTAACAACATCTCCAACATTCCCATATGGAACAAAAGTTAACCTTGCTGGTATGCCGGAATTTGAATTACAAAATCAAGTCACAGTATACCCAGACATAATAGCAACAGGATCAAGTTTTACTGCATTTACTGATTCGGAATCATTAACAATAAACGGAGAGTCAATTATATTTGACAAAGACGAATATGTTACATCAGTTACAGGACCTGCAAGACTAATTGCAGACAGTGGACCAGCAGAACTTAACCCAGTTACTAATAAAAATATTACTTTTGTTGTTAGAAACACAACACTAGATGCTAACAACAACACAGTTACAACTGACACAGAATATCCAATAGACTTTGATACAACACCAGGCGAGATAACTGAGAACTTTAATGGTGATACAACTACAACATCATTTACTATAAGCCAGTCATTAACGTCAGGTGGATTTTTTATTAACGGTATTGATGTCGACGGTGTAGCTCAAGCCGAGCCAGCTGACTATTCTCAGACTGGACAAACAGTTACTTTTACATCTGCACCAGGAACAGGAACATCTAATATTGTTGTTACTTTAGCACACACACCATTAACAATGAATGCTAGTGAAATTAAGAGTCACATTGATGCTTATAATATATCTGGCTTAACAGTTAATACAACTTCTATTGTTAATGGAATTGTTACACAAAGTATGGAATTTGTATATCAAGACGCAGATCCAGAAAACAGTATTACATTAAAAGACAATCCAGACAACGCAGATTTGGGATATCCAACAACTGGTAACTTAGTAGAGGGACAAGAAACATCAAACGCTTTAGTACCACAGCCATTAACAGTAGCAGATGTTGTAACACAAATTAATAACACTAGTGCTACAAACCTAGTAAGTATTACTGCATCAGAAAGTAGCGGAAATTTAGTTCTTACAAAAACAAATAATACCAGTAACAACAAAACTTTAGTACTAGGTGGCTCTACTAATATTCTAACTTACTTGGGATTGCCAGGTGATACAGCCACACCAGGAACATATACTTCTGTAGGAGTATCTACTCCTACAACAATGGACGCAACAGGTGCCAAGAATGCTATAGCAACCGAACTTGTTAATAATGGTATTACCGAAGTAACAATTTCAGTATTTGGGCAAGCAATCCGAATAACATCAACAGGTTCTAGTTTAGCAATGGGCGACACAGACTTTAACAGTATAGCAGGTTTAGAAACAGGAACAATTACGTCAAGTGATGTTAATGTTGCAAACGTTTGGAATCCAGCACAGTTTGGAACTACTTCAATTAATAGCGAAGATCCTGCAATTTACAATATACAAATAACAGATGATAGTGATTTTGAAATTGAATCGAGAGAAACAGTTACAACAAAATTTTATGGATGGAATGTATTACAAACAACATTACGTAAATCTAGTGTAGCACATGTAGACCCTGACACAGGATTGTCACTTCCATTAGTAATAGGCAAAGATTATAGAATCAGTTCTGTAGGGACTACAGACTTTACATCACTAGGCGCATCCGTTAATACAGTATTAACTAGATTTACAGCCACTGGTACAACAGTATCGGGCACAGGAACAGTTACACAAATAATAGATACACCATTATATACTAAAAGTTCTGATGGGTCAGACTGTGGAATATGTGCAGGGCGATCTAGTAAGGATGGAAATGATGCTGAAGTTACAACAAACGAACCACATGGGTTAAGTGTTGGCGATTATGTACAGCTATTAAATACAACTACAACACCAACCATTGATGGTATACACAAAGTAACAAAATTAGGATCAACTAATAAAGTATTTTATATAGATGAATATATTGAAGCATGCGGTAATGCAGTTTCAGTAATGCCTCTAGTAACAACAAGATTTTTAAATACACCACAAGTAGATGAGGCAGCACTAACGGCACATTGGAACTTACCAATTAATACAATGTTATTTGTTAATGATAAAAACGGCGTACAAGGAACATATGTGTATGATTGGAAGATACTAACAGAAACAAGCAAAGTAGGTAAGGGATTAGTAAGACAGACACTACAAAGGCCAACAAATAAAGATATCGATAGTATAGTAATTTATAATCATGCAGAAAACAAAGCTAAGGTTCAGTTAGAAGTATGGGACCCAATGAGAAAAATATTACCAGGTATTGCACAGAAAAATATAGACTATAATAATTTTAATGATAACGCAATTTATAATACCTCAACAGACACTACACAATTATTAGACAAAGATGCTGCGTGGGGTCCTGAGCAAGTAGGAACACGATGGTGGGATATAAGTAAAGTAAGATATTACGATTACGATCAGGGTGACTCATTTTACAAATCTGCATTGTGGGGTCAGTTGTATCCTGGAAGTGAAATAGCAGTATGGGAATGGATTAAATCAAATGTGGCTCCAGATGATTATGCAGAAGCAGTTAAACTTGGCAAAGAGATATTTGGTACAGTTGCTACAGGTGTAGCATATTCTATATACAACCAGGTAGCTAAAGAAACACAATATTATTATACAACAATTGAAGAGTGGAATACACAAACTTCTTCATATGATACTGTTTATTATTACTGGGTTAAAAACAAAACAACTATCTCAGATGATAGATCGTTGTCAGCATATGATGTTGAAAATATTATCAAAGACCCAACTGGAAGTGGAGTTAGCTGGTTTGCAGTTATAAGTGATAAAGAATTTATTATAGACAATATTAACTATTATGTTGAAGATAAAAATACTGTGCTACAAATTAATAAAGCCGGAGACAAATTTAAATCTCATAACGAATGGACAGTAATAGCACAAGACAGTGATACTATTCCTGAATACTACATAAGTGGAATGAAAATGAACTTTGGTGGCAGAGATGCAAACTCAAATAAAATTCCATATCAGACATTACATAAATTTAACAAGTACGGAGATGATTTATCTATTGGACAAAGCTGGTTCAATGATATAACTGACGCAAGAAGAAATGCAATCATTACAATTAATATGTTATTAAAGAACATTAACTTAATAGGCGAGTACTTAGGTAAATGGGACAATACACTTGTTGCACACAATTTTCCATCTAATTTATGGAAATATACAGATTATAAATCTGCATCATACTCGGGTACATTAAATCATACAAGATTTATTACTGCGTATTCGGATTTAGATTCAATTGATTTAGATTATCATCATGTAGTTAAAATGACAGTATTTAATGATGCATTGCAACTTAATACAAGTGAAACATATGCATATAACACTGATACCAATCTTTGGGAACTTGTGTTTAAGAAAAATGGCACAATAGCATTTGATGAAAAATTATTAACTACTACTGGTGGATGGGATTCTATGTCCTTTGATTCGGGATTATATGATGCGGCAGACATTGCAGGATATTGGGAAATAATTATAGAAGCATTGCACAAAGACATCTTTGTTTCATATAACACAGATAAAATGAATACATTCTTCTTTAGTGTAATACATTACATACTAAGTACGTTTGAACAAACAAATTGGATTAGAAAAACAACATATATCAAATTAGAGTTTACTAATACACTTGATACAGTTACTAGAAAATATACAAGAAACAAAATTAATAATGTACTAGGATACATACAAGAAATTAAACCTTACCATACTAAAGCAAGTACTGTGGTTATGAGAAATACTACTATGGATGAAGTTGGATTAACGTTAACAGAATCTCCAACTACAAAAATAATTATGAAGCCATTTGATATTGATACTGTGTTTGGTTATCCTTCAGTAACAATACAAGGAGAATCAGAATGGAATGAAACTGCTGCTACAACATACGATGGTGGTGGGTTCACTACAGACCATGCTAGTACAGATACTGTTAGTGGCATTGGGTTTGGCAATACAGAAATTAGTAATCCTATAACACAAACATTCACAGGCGATGGAACTGCAAATACATTTACATTAACTCAAGATGTTAATGTAGGAGTAACATATGAAATAGACATTACAATAAACAATATACTGCAATCAACAGATACTTGGAGCATTGCAGGACAAGTAATAACATTTGTTACTGCTCCACTAAACAATGATAGTGTAGTTGCAAAATTATCTCCAAAAGTTGATCCAGCATATTTTAATTATACAAATGAAGGACACAACAGAAATAGTTTAGTAGAAGTTAGACCACTAGAATTATTAAGAATAAATGTTCAGACAAATGCTTCGGGTAGTACACATGCAAGCACTTCAAGAACATTTGCACACATACGTAATGTTAATGGAACTGTTAGTGCTTACGCATTAACAGAAGCAAAAGAAACAACTATTGCAACTACTCCTTTAACATTAGATAGCACAACTATAACTGTAGCAAGTACAACAGCATTTGATAATGTTGGTATTGCTTATGTAAACGGTGAGCTAATAGAATATAGTGTAGTAGACAGTACTACATTGGGAATCACAAAACGAGAACTAGCAGGAACATTTAAAGTGCTAGCAAGTGTTGGAGATTCAATAATACAAGTTGACAAAACACAACTTACGTTTGCAAATATAAAACAAGTAGAAAGAGTTCATAGAGATGTAGGAACAGTAAATGAATATACAGGTATTGTAGATGCAAACGATTATCAATATAATAAATTAAGTGATACAATTTTAAATAGTCCAGGGTCAACACAGGCACAAGAGTTGCAAACGTTTGGCAAGGGAATTGAATTATAATGCTATTTAATGAAATGCATAAATAGTGTATAAGGAATAGGAATATGAAAACATTAAACGACAACTCAAACGTTAAGGTAGAAGGACACGTTCTAATCAGAGATGCTGATTCGGGCAAAGTTCTACTTGACAAATACAACGCAATAAACTTTCAAAACTTTGCATTAGCAGTAGCAAATGCACTGAAAGGCGATACTACATTTGCTATAGACAAATTAGCATTTGGCTATGGTGGTACAACATTAGACGTAAACGGAAACGTTACATACAAGGATGCAAAGGTATCTGGTGCAGTTAGTACAGGATTATATAGTCCTAGTCCAACAAGTATAGGTGGCGATGCTTCAGTAACACCGTTGCAAAAAGATGTAACCTTCACTGTAAACGATTCAAGTAATCAACCATACACGGACCTAGAATGTAAAGTTATATTAGATTATGACGAACCAGATTCAAGTGGACCAATAACAGACAACGCATCGGACTTTGATGATCCAGACAGTTTTGTATTTGATGAAATTGGTTTAATGACAGAGTCGGGATCATACTTAACTCATTTAATATTCCACCCTATCCAAAAAAGTAATAACAGACGATTAGAGATTCTTTACACAATAAGAATCAGAGCAGGAGTATAACATATGGCATACAATATTAGTAAACACGGAACAATAAATGATGGATACAATGGCGGAGCTTTTGATGTTAATGATGATGGGTTAAATACAACCGATACTTCGTTGGCATTAGTAGGAAAGTACTATGTTGGATATGGTGAAACTATTGCACAGAACTCTGTAAACTTATTAGAAAATTTTGCAAGTGATACTGCTCCACTTAATCCAGTCGAAGGACAACTGTGGTGGAAACCATCGGATGAAATTTTATACATACGACATGAGGGAGCTTGGCTTACACTAGATCCATCAACAGGTTTAGTAGCAGTAAAAGATAGTACATGGACAGTAGGAGTTCCTGTATTCAGAAATGTATTAATACAAAGAGCAAACTCAACTCCAGTCTCACTAGCAAGTTCAGAAGATACAGATTGGCAAATTCATTACAGTGATCCATTACATAAGTGGTTTAGAAATGACGGTGCAGGCACAGTATCAACTGACGCAACTAATGTAGCAACTATTAAAGCTGGTATCAACTTAGTTACAGTAACATCAAAAAATATGCAGTTTCATGGAACAGCAACATCGGCAAAATACGCTGACGTGGCAGAGCTTTATACAAGTGATGAAAACTACGAACCCGGCACACTAATAATGGTCAAAGACACATTGGATACAGAAGTAACACAAACAGTACACGAAAAAGATCCAAGTGTGTTTGGTGTGGTTACAACAGATCCTGCATTACTTATGAATAGTAAGTTACAAGGTGTAGTGGTTGGTGTAGCATTACTAGGAAGGGTACCATGTAAAGTAACTGGCCCAATAAAACGAGGCGACAGAATTATTAGTAGCAATGTACCAGGACATGGTCAATCAGAACACAATGTAGATGAATTGAATTGGCGACATGTAGTTGGTAGAGCGTTAGATAGTAAACCAGGAAACAACACAGGCATAATAGAAGTAATAGTTGGAGTAAAGTAAATGGGTCCACAGCCAAACATTACTGATCCAAACATCAAGTTTATTGAAGCTGATCATTTAAATGAGTTGGTAACATATTATAACGAGTATTGGAATGATCCAGTTAATGGAGGATACACGTTTGATACAAACCACAGTACAGGATCAGACGATAGAAGATTTGGATGGGGACAAACGGCTGCAAGTATTAGTCCTACACCACAAGCATTTTTCAAAGACCCAACTACTGGTGCAGTTACTGAAGGCACAAAAGTAACAATTGATGATATGAATCAACTTATTGCTCAAGTAAATGCAGGATTATATCATAAAGAAGATAACCCAACAACACCAACATATGGATTATATCCATTATCAACTCGATCAGTAGATATACAAGGTAGTTTAATTACTAAGACATTGTTCAACGATGTGTCTACTAAAATAGAAACATTAAACACTAACAAATATAAAACTGATTGGTTAAACTTAAACACAAGTGTATTACAAACAACTAGCACTAGCAACTGGTCACAGGATTTAGAAATAGTTCATAAATTTGAATTTAACAATTACAACGAAGCAAGATACTTTTTTAATGCAGGTGGTGAGCTAACATTAGAATTAAGTATGGCTGCAGGTGGTACTGCTGGTAACCAAGTTTGGCAACAAATATTTGATCAGTTTGATAGTATTAGAATTGGAGCCGAAGCATGTAAAGTAGTAGGAGATGCTGTGTATGATGTAATTACTACAAGTGGAATTAACAAAGGATTCTACACTGGAATATTATATTCAGCTACACCAACATTTGAAACTATACTTGATGCTGGTGTGTTTGCATATGTTTCAAGTGACACTGCAACAGTGTACTTAGAAAGTGAATACAATAGTAGAAGAATTAGATTAAAATTAAAAGCAGACGAACAAGGTGGAAAGTTCAACGTATATGTAAAAGTTATATTAATTGAAGATGTTGATGATGATTATGATATTACTGCAGCTATAACACTAACTTCAGGATACGCACAACCATCCACAACGCCAGGAACATCAGATAATAATGGAAGCATTTATATGACAGTAGGAAGCAATCCAGCTGTGCAGTTTATTGCCAGGTCAGCACCCGATATCGCATTAGACTCTGGTTGGACAGAAGTAGATGCTGCAGCTGGTGAGCAATTAGAAGACTTCATTGATGGTTCAACTAATTGGACGTTCGATAGTGGATATCGATATACTAAAAATCCATAAACCCCATTGACAAAACAAACTAAATAGTGTATTATATACATATATAATAAAGGAGTATTCTATGGACGAAAGACTCGAAAAGGCATTAGACTTTAGTAATTATGCTTTAACGATCAATAATCAGAAAAGAAATATTAGGAATAGAGTTGCACAACTACAAATTGTACATCACTTAGGCGGTGTGTTTATTGCTAATCACGAAACAATAGCATTCACTAAAACATTAATAGACCTAGGTCATAAGAGTTCTATTTTAATTGATAGCAAAAATAATCCTATTACAGTAAAAAACTTAAAAGAATTATTAGAAAAACTTGTTGATGCATACACTAGTGCTACTACAGAATTTGATATTGAAAATGAAAAAATAAAGAAAGCTCGTAACATTAAGAAAATAATGGACTGGTAATGGAAGAAGTTCTAGAACCAAGAGGCATTTGCTTTTTTGCTTACAACAATGATCAACTAGACTATGTAAAGATGGCGCTTGCTGCTGGTAAGTATGCTAAACAAAATCTAAAACTACCAGTGTGTTTGATCACTGATGAAGGCTCGGCGAGCTGGCTAGAGGAAAGTCAACCCAAACAATTAGTCAGCGAAGTATTTGATTATATTATAATCACTAACGACGAAATGCGATCAAATCATAGACGACATTTTGATAGCCCTTGGACAGAATTTAAAGCACAATTTAATAATAGCAACAAACATAAAATATATGAGTATAGTCCATTTGAAAAAACATTATTACTTGATATTGATTATATTGTAAAGACAGACGTACTGTTAAAATATTTTGATAGTGATTACCCAGTATCTATGTTTGACAATGCAACTACAATTAGAAATGAACTACCAGCAAACGAAGAACGCTTCTTATATGACGCAGGAATTAAAATGTGGTGGAGTACAGTTGTATATTTTGACCGTAGCGACTTTAGTAAAATGTTTTTTGATACATGGGCTCATGTTGCTGACAACTATGATTTTTATCAGTACTTGTATAATTTTCCAAATAAATTATTTAGAACAGACTATTGTGTNAGCATAGCAGTACATATATTGTCTGGCATGCAAGACACACAGGAGTACTTAGGCAACTTTGATAATACTGCACTAGTGAATGTAAGTCAAAAAGATGACATAGTAGAAACAAAAAATACAAACGAATGGATTATTATTGCACACGATCAAAAAGAAGTATGGAAGAATATATTAGTGAATACGCACAATCAAGATATACACGTAATGAACAAGAGAGCATTGGGCAGAGTTATACCAAATCTAATGGAGGCGTTTGATGCAGATTAAAGAAGATAGAGGCTATGTAATTCTAGCAATACAAGATTTTGAATATGAGCAAGCAACTGCTCTTGCATACAGTATTAAGATACATAATAAAGATGCTAGTGTTACTTTAGTAACTAATTATATAGATCGTGTACCACATCACCACAGAGACGTATTTAATCATTTGGTTGAATTATCATTTGGCTTTAACGAAATTACTAGAGTTAATGACTGGCAGTTGTATTGGTCAACCCCATACAAACATAATATTGTTATTGACTGTGCAAGTCTTGTAAAAGAAAATCATGATAGTGTGTGGGAATATTTAGAAGATCATTATGATATTTATTTTTTTAATCAAGCATATGACTTCAAAGGAACACAGCTAACAAATAAACACACTGCCATATTCCAAGAAGAATATAAAATTAATCCAGTATATTCTCATATGTTTTATTTTAAACAAGACACAGACTTATCTCTTGCTTATTTTAAATTAGCAGATGTGTTTATGCAAAACTGGAGAGACGTTCATATTCATTATTTTAATGAAGCTCACAGACCTGAATTTTATAACAGTGATTTAATTCATAGTTTAGTAAACACAATAATATTATTTGAAGAACCAATGTTACATAATGATATTATAAACACAATTAATATGCCAGTGACATTAACAGACGGTGTTATTGGTCAATGGGGGAAATGGACAGATAGACTAAACATATGGAATAGCGACAGGGCTAAAGTTAAGATTCAAAACTTTGCAGTTGCTACTAATCTGTATTACGGAGAACAAGAGTTTCTAACAGAAGATATTTTTAATGGACACCGAGACACCTACGCAGCCACAACAACACGCTGAACGTTCTTACTACATAGTGTTTGATTCACTTGGCAAGATATATCAGATTAATAGCTCTCCGTTTGATATGGTAGAAGCCGATGGACTAAAACAAATAGTAAGTAAAAATCCCATGTGTAAAAAAATAACACAAGGTAAGGCTAGTTTAAAAAAATATGGGATGATATGGGATGTATTACGAGAGCAATGGGATATTGATTTACGTAGTACAACATTAGTAATAGAGTCAAAGAATAATAAGTTATTGCCTATAAAACAAGATATATATCCAGACGATGCAGATATATTTGTAAAGGCATTTTACAATAGTAGTAAATTATTAATAGAAGCAAACACAAGTAAAATTAAAAGTTCTAAGAACCTGGGAGACATAACAGAGATATCAACTAACGAAACAAACTTACTTGATATATTTCTTACAAAAAAGAATGATCCAGATTATCTTATCAGTACTATTAAAGTAGATCCATTACCATTATTTAAAGAAGGAATACAAGTGTTTGAATTAGGTACAAACATTACTAAAAAGGTAGACTGGAACAACATTAGTTTATATACTAAACAAGTGTTTAATGATTATGGATGGTCACTGTCGGCAACTAGATCTACTAATAGAGTTGGAATTGATAAAATTATACAGGTATCAAAAACAGAAGATGAAGCAGACATAAATATTAACGTAGTAGACAATACTATGTACGTGACAAGTAAGTTAAATGAATCACAGATGTATTACTTTAAGGGACAAACTAAATTAAAGATTATCGTATGCGATGCAGATGCTGATAACTTTGTTGGTGCATTTGAAATACCAACTGAGGTGTTAGTGCAAAAACAATCAAGTACAGAAACAACATTTGATTGGCCAGCAAAGCCGATATTAATTTATAAAAATAATTACGTAACAATAAACACAGGAGATATACATGAGCAAAATGCAAAGCATTAATGAATTTGATATAGTATTCATTAGCTACGATGAACCAAATGCAGATGAAAACTATAATGATCTAATCAATAAGGCGCCATGGGCAAAGCGTAGTCATGGAGTATTTGGCAGTGACGCGGCACACAAAGCAGCAGCAGACTTAGCCGAAACAGATAGATTTATTACTATTGATGCAGATAACATTGTTAAAGAAGATTTCTTTGGTGTCGAAGTAGACATGAGTAAAATTAATGATACAGATGTTATTAGCTGGGCAGGAAAGAATACAGTAAACGGATTAGTGTACGGCAACGGTGGAATCAAGTGCTGGCCCAAACCAGTAGTGTACGGAATGCAAACACATGAGAATGCACCAGAGGGCGACAAGCGAGCTCAAGTAGATTTTTGTTGGAATATTAATTATGTACAAATGAATAACATATACTGTGATGTAATGAACAATGCTAGTCCTTTACAAGCCTGGCGTGCAGGTTTCCGTGAAGGAGTTAAGATGGGACTAATAGACGGCGATGTTGTAGACCCATCAGAAATTAAAAGTATTCATAAGAAAAACTACCAACGTTTGTTAACATGGATGACTGTTGGTGACGATAGTGAAAATGGATTGTGGGCAATATACGGTGCAAGACTTGGGTGCCACATGACAAACATAGACAGAGAAAGTTGGGACTGGAAAAATGTTCGAGACTTTGATTGGCTTACAAAATATTATAAAGAAAATGTATTACCTAACTTTGAGGCTAACAGTGATCAATTATGTCCACGCACAGGAATGAAATGGAACTACGACACGCTACAAAAAGAAAGTAATAGGCTTGGGTATGAAATACGTTCTAAATTAGATTTAGAAATTGCTGACTTAGGAAAAGAAGGTTCTAGATTCTTTAAGAAAGTATATGTTAATCCTAGTAGAATGGGTGCTCAGATTAGAGAAGAACAAGTAGAAGATACATTGGAATAATATGAACATAGGTGTAGACATAGTATCTGTTAATCGCATAAGAAAAATATTTGACAAATATGGAACACGATTTACTGATCAGTTTCTAACAGATATAGAAAAACAAAAAGAACTTACGCCAGAATACATATCTAAGTGTTGGGCAGTTAAGGAAGCTTCAATTAAAGCAAGCGGCATTACAGATGCTAAACAATTCTCATACGGAAAGAACGGAAAGCAACCTATAGTAATTACTGAGATAGAAGGCACATGGAACCTTAGTGTATCAGATGAAAAAGAATATGCAGTTGCTATGGTATTAAAAAATTAATGACTAATAAACAAATAAACGATTTTGAATGGGAAGTTAATCCTGTAACCAAAGGCCACGATGCCAACGGCAAGAATCAACAAGCAATGAAGTCTATGCTTAATAGTACTGGGCCAGGATTCTGTTTGGC